AGGTCAGGTACAGAAAGTGATAAATCACCAGTAATAAAACCATTAGATTGCCAGTTATATCCTAGTTCTCTTGCATGACCACCACGGCTTGCAATATAAACCATACTGTTATTAACAACTACAGGTTGCGTATCATTAGCTCCCACATACGATTGTGGTTTTACTGCTATAGATGTAGGTGTTATTGCATCACTGTTTACTGATGTTACTCTCCACTCCGCAGCTTCTGTCATAAATAACAATTGCGTCAGTGGTACTATATGTTTTATTCTGTTTGCTTCACGAGCAGCAACTTTAAATTTAATACGGTCATCATCTCGTATTGGTAATTTAAATGACATATCACTTTCTGTACCTGACCTAGTCATAAATATTGTTTGCGGTTCATTATTAGTACCAGCAAAAACTCTACGTTGTTCAAAATAAGAAACAGCATTAGGAAAATTATTTGTACCAGAAAATATAGTTTCGTATCTCGGAGGTGTTATAGCAAAATCTGGTGCAATATTATTATCAACAATGTTATATGTACTTGGATTGCCAGATGAATCGTGATCTCTTTCTCCTATAAATCCAAATAATCCACCTTGTTCTTTGTACACTCTGTATCGTGACGCACCTGTTACTTTGTTCCATGTAACAGTATTTTTAGCACCTGTAACAAAAATATTATTTGACACAGTAGCAGTACTTGATGCTGCACTTTCTCGTACTCCATCAGCAGCTATTGCAGTTACAACATATGTATGATCTTCGTTTGTATCGGATTGGTTACTTGCTGAAGTAGGCATATACGCAGTTGCAGATAAATTTACCGGTGCAGATATTGCTGCCGTAAAATCTATATCAAGAAAATGCCAAGTGGTTGCACCTAATCTTCTTAATTCTGCTGGTTCATGGTTTGGATGCACTAACGTCATAACGTCAGAAGATTGCACAAATTTTATATCAAATAATTCTGATTCCTGATATGGTGACGGCACTTCATATGTCATATCAGAAGGTAACGCATACCAATTTGTAGAGTTAGGTGGTGTGCTATTTGTATTTGCTAATTTAGCGTAATAATTTACGTTGTTATGTTTTACAATAGTGCCAATAGGATAACTAATAAGAGCATCCCATGCTGCTCCATCTGCGTATTGCAAAGTTGCACCTTGCGTATGAAATCTAAAATATTCTTCACCCATTTCTATAACCATTGTTTGCGACACGTTAAACCTAAATGGTATTAATCTTGTTTGTTTTGTAGAATTTTTTACTTCTTTAACAAAAAAGAACCCCGGTCTGTTTTCTGCTGGCCCTTGTGGTTTAGCAATAAAATTACGCATTGTTGCTGCACCTTGTTGATATTTGCTGTCATCAATACGACCTGCCATTTCTGGTGATATTTCACCACTAGAAAATGATTTAAGAAATGTCCGTGTATTTGGCATTAATTACCTCCCAGATGTCCAAGGCACAATATGTTCTACAGTTACATCTCTTTGTAAATTGTCTGTTTGTTTTGCAGTTGTTAAATAACCTGTCATTATTTCTGTGCAACGTTTTGATTCTGCCCTGCCTTGATCTCCCTTAATTATTGGCCCTGCCAACATAGAAGCTAAATGCCATGACAAAGTAACAACAAATAACGGAGAAAATTTTGTTGAATCAGTTATTAATGATTGATAACGTAATAATGCATTTTCTTGGTTTGTATAAATTAAATTTCCTTCAATTACAAATTGTTGTGGTGTATAGTGACCAGCTAATATTGTTGGAGCAAAATTAGATGTTATACCTCCCGGTGTATCGCCAGAAGACATTCTTGTAGCGTAATCATTCTGTGCTGTAGGAGATAATATTGCTAGCGGTGTAATCATATCAGCAGGTGCTACATAAGCATATTCCCATTGATCTATTGTGTTATTAACAGTTGCTAAAGTTGTACGTTTAGAAGCAAAATTCCATGTGTGAAATTCTAACAATGTATTTCTTGCTATAGGATAAAATCTAGCAGCTTGTTCCGCTTGTGCAGAACCTTCTGGTGGTTTTATCGAAGCAATAGTTGCATCATCGCCTAAGTGTGACAAGGCAAGATTGCAAATATCTATTTCAGTTGCCATTACATTACCTATAAAAAAAGGAGGTTAGTAATATTTGTACTAACCTTCCTGTGTACAAATATGAAAGTTATGCCTATTTAATTGCTGTTTCAAGCTTGTTAATAAGAGTTTCTCTTGTTTGTCT